CTAGTTAACTCTGGTTTGTGGACACATTCTGGACATTTTGGACAGTGGATTGAGTGTCACTGCATCCTGTAAAAAGTCCGGGGCAAAGTGCGCGTAAATCATCGTTTGCTGGATGTTCGAGTGCCCTAGAATGCGCTGCAATGTAATTATATTACCTCCATTCATTATAAAGTGTGTGGCGAATGTATGCCTCATTACGTGTACCGCCTGCCCATCAGGCAGATCGGGCTTTATCTCTTTCAACACTCTGCGGACAGTACTGTATTTTGCCCTAAACAGTGGACCGCTGTTTTTGGTCTTAATGCGCTCCGCCAGCTCGACAGAAATCGGCACTGAGCGTCGTTTCCCGTTTTTGGTTTTCATGAAGGTGACCACCTGCTGAATGATGTGCTCAGCCTTCAAACCTGAAACTTCGCCCCACCGGCCACCAGTAGCCAGGCAGATCAGTGCCACATTCAATTCGTCTCCTTCCAGCCGCGAGAGCAGCATCTCTATCTCATCGGTGGACAGGAACGCCATTTCTGTTTGAGCTTCTTTAAGGCGCTTCACCTCATGAAGAGGATTGCCGCCGTGATACTCGTCAGCATCAATAAGTTTGGTAAACATGCCGCTCAGTATGGCGACGTGCCTGTTTACGCTGGATGGCTTGAGTCCTTCATTCATTAGGGTTACGCGATAATCGATAATTGATTTCTTGGTCAGTTGGTCGGCCCTGTGAATGCCCATATCCCCAAACCTCGTGATTATCGTCGTCAGGCGACCCTTTTCTATCTCGCCCCTTGCGTGGGTTTTTCCATGATAGATCCACCATCGGTCCAGCAGTTCTGTCAGCTTGCGCCGGTCTGCCGGTTTCTCAAGCCATTCCTTATTGTGATAGTTAACAAGCACATGACGCTCAAACGTCTGAGCCTCGCCCTTTGTACTGAATTTCCGCCGGATGCGTTTTCCGTCTGCGCCCTGCGGTCTAACGTCCACTTCATATCGGCCATCATCGAGTTTTTTAACGGACATAGGTCACCTCGATGATACGGCTGGGTACTCTTTCACGCGTGTTTATGTAGCAATCTTCATTTGTGCATTTACTACACAGATAAGCCCCGTAGACCGTTAGCCAGTCTTTTGGTCGGAGTGGGATGATGTTTCGTTTTCTGGCCCAAAGTGTGCGAGTGCCGGCGCAATTTGCCCGGACGATGCATCTACTTCATCAAACATGAACCAATCACGATACTTACGAAAACGAGGTACTTTGAAAAATTTCATACCTGCCTCAAATGACATTTTCATTTTTCCAGCTTCGTATCCGTGATACGTGGGATAGCTAATCCCTGTCATTTCAGCAACTTCCTTCAATTTTAGGCGTTCAGACTCCCTGATGAGCTTCAGTTTCTCAGCTTGATTTATTGACATAATTTATCGTATCCGATATTTTTTAGCCTTAATGATATCCCGTATCATCCGCTTGGTAGCTTTAGATGGCTCTAGTTGGTGAACGGGTGCCAATATGGAGGATAGCAAAATGAATATCGAATCTGAAATTAATGACGGAATCAGACAAGAAATAGCTGACTCGGGAAAAAATACGAAGTCCGCTATCAACTTGTCACCAGCTCCATCAGACCTGCTTTCAAAGGAGGGCTTCGCGCTGTATATCGGCAAAACCCCTCGTGCTGTGGTTGAGATGGCTAAAGCTGGAAAGTTGCCTGCGTTTTACATGACTGACCCACTGAAACCGGGTGGTAAAGCGGAGCTATGGGTCAATCGCCGTGAATGGGATAAATACGCCGCCCAACTAGTCGAGGATGCACCGACCGAGTGGCATGACTGGAAAAATCGCATCAGCTACGGCAAGTCTGGCCGTGGTCGAGTTGCAGCATAAGGAGCAGTTTAATGAAAGAGCCTCGTTGCATTGCTCAGCTTTTGCGTAACCAGCAAAACCTGACCCCGATTAATTTCACCATCACCCACGGTCGCGGCCGTAAAGGCATCATTATCCGCACCCGCAAGCCGAGTGTGATCGGTACGGCTATCACCTTCATGAAAACCCGGAGGTTATGGAAATGGCTGTGATGACTCTCGGTGTGGTTGCTCAGCAGCCGGAAGGTTTACGCGGTCTGGTTGGTCGATATCTTGCTGCGCCGCGCTGGCAGGAAAGCTGCGATTTCTATAACAAGATGATGGAACGCGAGCGCCTTACGGTCTGTTTTCATGCGCAGTTAAAACAACGTCACGCGACCATGCGCTTTGAAGAGATGTGTGATGTGGACCGTGAACGTCTGGCCTGCGCGATTGATGAGTTGCGTGCAGCATTTTCAAAACGTCGTCAGGTTGGGGCGAGTGAAATTGCCTACATCAGTTATTTAACTGTCAGCCAGCGCCGCAGTTTATTCATGCATGCCGGTTTAACCGAGAAAGAATTTAATCAGCCTTACTGGCGTATTGATGAGGATTCATGTTATTGGCGTGAGAAACTATTCCGCGCATTGCGTGAATTATTCAGCTTGTTTGAACATGCTCCAACAATTTTGACATCGGTTAAGCCCGAGCAATATCTGCATTAATTAATTACCCGTGATTTTTAACGCACTTGATTGTGCGGGGCTTCCTTTTATCTGGAGAAAGTCGTTATGACTAAAACAGGAAAGCAGTGCGCTAAGTTCTCTTTGTTGTTACAGCAGGCCAGAGCTGAGGCGCAGGTGGAGGCAGCGACCCGATTTTCATCTCGCCTGGACGGGTTGATTCGCCACATTGCCGAGCGTGAGCTGAACAAGGTTGAAATTATCGAGTTACTCAGTCAGGAGTCGACGCAGTTTCATAACGCAGGGCTGTTACGTGGGGAGTGCTGTTAATGGCTACGCACAAGTCCGTATTACTGAATAACTGGCTAAAGGTCACTGTAATGGATAACGGTGATTTAGCGCTGAAGGATATTAAACGCGATAAAGGCACTGGCGAAAAAATCGAGGCTGTTATTGCTATCTACGCGAACCAATTAAATCTCTTGTCGGACATGGTCAATTTGCTTCTTAAACGCGCCATCTATTTAAAGCAGATAACCAGTTTTGATGAGTTTGCCAAATTAACCGAAGAGTTGAGCGCCGCCTGTCGGGCTGAGCTCAACAAGCTGAATGCATAAAGGAGTCAGGACAATGCCAGATTATATGGATCACGTTCAGGAGCTACAGGCCGAATCACTGGCCCGTCATGTGGATGCCGCTCGTCTGAAATCGGGCGGCGCTGCTGTTTTGGTTTGCGTTGATTGTGACCGGTCAATTCCGGCTGAACGTCGCGCCGCCCACCCGACAGCTCTGCGTTGTGTTCATTGTCAGTCGCTTCTGGAAGCCACCGCCAGACACTACCGGGGGCAGGCATGAGCATTCGTATCGAGATTGGCGACCGCTATGTCGTCACCAGCGACCCGTTTCAGTTTATTTTGCAGGAGAAGAAAATAGCCAAAACCGGGAAAAATGCCGGTAATGAATGGCTGGATGTCGTCGGCTATTACACTAAGTTGGATCAGCTCGTTACAAGCCTGATGTTGCATGATGCATTAACGGGTGAGGCTCGTGCTTTCGGCGAGCTGGCGGCGCAGATTGAGCGAGTCGGTCAGGCATGTGCGGAGGCGTTTGGCGTTAATGGCCGCTGAAAGAATGGGGCGTAGCGCCCCAACACCTCCACCGCCATTTTCCAAAAACACCGGCGAGCCGTTTGTCGGTGCTTACCCGTTCAACGCGCCCCGCGAAGCTATCGGGCGCGAGAGACCCCTTACACGTGACGAACAGCGTCAGGTGCAAGGCGTTTTATCAAAGATTGACTACCTGCCATATTTCCTGAGCTCGCTCTTTACCTCACGCTATGACTACATCCGCCGGAACAAAAGCCCGGTGCATGGGCTTTATTTCCTCAAGTCGACATTCCTGCGACGGTTATGGCCGCGCATCGAGCGCGTCAATCAGCGTAACGAAATGAATGCTGATGCCTCTCTGCTGTTCCTGACCGAGCGCGAGAACTACGCCCGACTGCCGGGAATGAATGACAAAGAGCTGAAGAAATTCGCGGCCCGCATCGCCGCGCAGCTTTTCATCATGTATGAGGAATTAAGCGATGCCTGGGCGGAAGCGCACGACGGCAAAGAATCGCTGTTTACTGATGAGGCGCAGGCTCACCTTTATGGTCATGTCGCTGGCGCGGCGCGTGCATTCAATATCACGCCGCTCTTCTGGAAGAAATACCGCAAAGGTCAGATGACAATCCGCCAGGCATTTTCCGCCGTGGCGCGTCTCATCAATGACGAGTGGTGGATTAACCAGTTTAAGGCGCAGCGTATGCGCTGGCATGAATCGCTGTTAATTGCCGCTGGTGAAGTGAATAAAGACCGCTCACCGTATGCCAGCAAAAGCGCCATCCGTGACGTGCATTCTCGCCGTCTGGCTAACCTCGAATACCTGAAATCCTGCGAGCTCGAAAATAAAGTCACCGGTGAGCGTATCGATCTCATTAGTAAGGTGATGGGGAGTATTTCTAACCCTGAGATCCGGCGTATGGAGCTGATGAATACCATCGCCGGTATCGAGCGTTATGCCGCCAAAGAGGGTGATGTCGGGATGTTTATCACGCTGACCGCACCGTCGAAATATCACCCGACTCGTCAGGTCGGCAAAGGACAAAGTAAAACCGTTCAGCTTAATCATGGCTGGAATGATGAGGCGTACACCCCGAAAGATACGCAGCGCTATCTGTGCCACATCTGGAGCCTGATGCGAACGGCGTTTAAGGATAACGATTTACAGGTTTACGGAATGCGCGTGGTTGAGCCGCATCATGACGGCACGCCACACTGGCACATGATGCTGTTTTGCAAACCCGGCCAGCGCAAAGAAATTACCGACATCATGCGCCGCTATGCCCTGAAAGAGGATGGTGACGAGCGGGGCGCTGCGAAACAGCGCTTTCAGGCGAAGCATCTCAATCAGGGTGGTGCTGCGGGCTATATCGCGAAGTACATCGCAAAAAATATCGACGGTTACGCCCTCGATGGCCAGCTCGATCATGACACCGGCAAACCACTACAGGATACCGCTGCCGCTGTAACGGCATGGGCGTCGACGTGGCGCATACCTCAATTTAAACCGATTGGCTTGCCGACAATGGGCGCTTATCGCGAGCTGCGCAAACTGCCTCGTGGCGTCAGTATCGCTTCTGAATTTGACGAGCGTGTTGAAGCAGCTCGTGCTGCTGCCGATGAAGGAGAGTTTGATTTATACATCGCTGCGCAGGGTGGGGCGAATGTGCCACGCGATAGCCAGACCGTCAGGGTAGCCCGCAACGTGACTGATGAGGTCAACGACTACGAAGAAGACATCGAGCGCATCGTCGGGATTTATGCCCCGCACATCGGCGCTAATCACATTCACGTTACCCGGTCAGCAGACTGGCGCATTGTTCCAAAGCTTTTGGCCGTTGAGCCTTTGACTTTAAAAAGCGGTATCACCGCGCCTCGGAGTCCTGTCAATAACTGTGGAAAGCTCACCAGTGGTGATGATCCCGTTATGACCCCTACACCGTCTGAGCATGCCGCAGCGGTGTTAAATCTGATTGATAAAGGGGTAATCGATTGGGATGAACTGGACGTAGTGAGGGTACTCAGGGATGCGTTAAAAGCGGGGATCAAACCTCAGAACATACGACAAAGAAACAGATCATCGTTAAAACAAGATGAATTAGTTCCTTCAGGGCGTTTGACCAAATTGCAGCGGGACCAGATACCACTCATCCGGTTTGACCTCGCACAACATGGTATTACGCCAGAACGGTGGGAACTGGATGTACTGGCACGAGGTGCAACGGTAACATATGGCGATAAAAATTTCAGTTATGCAATCGCTGATGACTGGCCGGGTTATTCAACAGAAACTGAATGGAACTCACGACAACTAAGTTAATCCAGATAGGTAATTATCTGATCGGTATCATTTTCAGCGTTGAAAAGAAGTTTAGCGTGGCGATGGCTTTATCGAAAATTGATAAATAGGTGGTCAGGTAGTTCGATGTGTTGGTAGGCGAAGTTATGAAGCATTAAGTAGAAAACGCTCATCAGTCACGCGACAGCCTAAGATTGTAATTTTTGGTATATAGAAATACTATTCCGGTGCGAAAAGAATTGAGGGGTGCTTTTAACTAAAATTCTGTTTTTTTTTGATAAAATACGTGGCAATATAAATCACCACGTTATAAAGATCACAGTTTTACTGCATAATGTATAATAGAAAATTGTTCGCCATTACTTAAACCGTGATGCAACATTTTTTTTACATTCCCAAATTTCGTGTCAATCGTTTCTGTGTTAATGAAAGAAGTATTTCCAGCTTCGGGATTTAATGTTGTGTAGTCTATATTTTCGACGAATTCAGCGTAGTTATCCCACCAAGCATCGAATTTTTTTCCATCATAATAGGTGATGAGAAATAATCTTTTTACATCTAGAGGATTATAATTAACAAGCATTTTTCTATAATGAACAATAATGTATTCCCTGTTTATCTGACTAAGTTTCATTGCTTCTAATATTGCAAACATGCTTGAATTATGCTCGACGATAATATCAAGCTCGCCAGCGCTCTTCCCACTTGTGGATATACCTTCACGAGTCTGATCTTTGATTTCATATTCTTTTGCAAGCAAATATTCACGTAGCAAATCATTTAAGTCATCTTCTGTATGTCCTTTTCGATGAAGCCGAACTAATCTTTCTAGAGACCAGGCGATATCATAATCAAGTTTTGTAAAAGACATATGCTTACCTATAATGCTTGCTGATGATTGAGGATTAAGATGACTTAATCCCAACAAATAAATCCTCTGTCTAGATAAAATAGATAAAGCTGTGCTGTACAGGTTATTATTTGCAGTCAATATGGTTTTGTCGTTTGTAGTTATAGCGCATGAAATGGCTGAAACTACATAGTCATGTATTGAGGAAGATATTTGGGGGGAAGAAAATAGCAGCTTGCCTTGGCATCCGTCTGATTTTATAGCTTTCTCCCAGGTTTGGTAGAGCAAAAAAGCTGACTTATCGTTATTAAGACTTAATAAGTACTGTTGTTCAATTATACCCGCTTCATCTAAGACAATTTGGTTTTGGGGCAGCATTAAAACCCCCATGAAAACTGAAAGAAAAGTATCCATGCTTTTCATGTGAAGCCCTAAAAATTCAGGGCTTATACAATGCGAATAATACATTTATAAAATCCCTTTGCTCTTAAGATGTTTTTCAACTTTAAAATTCTGGATTTGAAGTGTATCTTGAATTTCAACATCTAAAAAATCTGCCGGCCATGTTATATCCCCATCCTCGGTAATAGGGATCACTTTTAAACTAGTGGCATTATCTTCAGATTTCCTTTCAAGATTGCAAAGCATCACATCATTCGTTGTTAGGCTTGATTTAGTATCTACGATACGCAATCTAATTCTTCGTATTATAGCATCACTGTGAGTTTCAATAATAAATCTTTTCTTCTCTTTTAAAGCTATATGAATCAAAGCATCAGTGAGCCATGCTTGCATTTTAGGATGTAAATGGATTTCTGGTTGTTCTATAATGGTTATGGATTTTTGGGGGGATAAATAAGCTTGAACCAAAATAGGTAAAACCTGAGATATACCAAACCCTACATCTGTTAACTCTAAAGAAATAGAGTCTTGGGTGATGTTTATCTTATGGATAATATCATTAACCATGACGACGTCTACTTCGAGATTGAATTTCGCCAGTAAAATATTTATTTTGTTTTTTATTTCTGGGTTTTTCTTTAGTACTTCAGCTAATTCATTACCTTCCAATGCATTAAGGAAAGTATGTTGTATAGACTTGTCTAAAAGATAGTAGCGTTGAGGGAATGCTCGCAATGGGCTTACATGGTTTATTTTCACACCATTAAACTCAGAGATAAATGCCCTTGTTAACTTTTCAAGGTAGTTGCAGAATAAACTAGCAAATGGGTCAAGTGATAAAATATGTTTATCAATGAAATTGACACTTTGAATTTCATCTATTAGAGATAGCGAATTAAAATTTATTAACTTTGATATTTCTTCTCGGGATTTGCTTAAGTGAGATCTTTTAATAACGTCAGAGCGTAAGAAGAACTTGCCTTTAGATATACCTAGGCTGGCAATGCACTCGCCTAAATGATTGTGAAAGGCGCATCCAATTATTTTTAGTTGATTCGATTTTTTATCAAAGCAAAAGTCATAATTGATTTGTTTTGGTGATATTTTTTTTGCACTAAGAGATGCCAATGACATTAAGCTGCTTTGAATGTTTTCGAAAGAAGCAATATTAAGAAAATCAGCCAAGCGATCGAGGTGTGGTCGGGATTTTTTTGCAACATCTTCAGGTAATTGCCTGTATTTTGATAGCAGCTCGCAGACGCCGTCAGAAATTTTTTTGAGCTGTGCTGAGTTGTAAGTGTCTCTAAACATATAATTCGATTCGATTTCATCAATCGTTTTTAATGTTTCGTTAAACTTATCTTTGTCTAAGGCACTAGTAGATGTTGTTGATACAGCGCTTTTTAATACTTGCCCTACATATCTGACAAGTGAAAAATAGAAATCAATAAAATCGCGTTTGCTTTTATAAATGTCGTTTCGTATAAACTGCTGATTTGATACTTCGAATGAAAAACTTAAAATGTTCTTTGGGTTTTTTTCTCTAATGACATTCAGAGATTCACCCATTCCAACTTTATTCCCATTTAATCTTAATGCTGATTCGGAAATGTTTATTGTTTCTGCAGTTTGGGAAAACATCAATAATGAATTGATTAGCGCACTTTTCCCACAGCTATTTGCTCCTAGTAAAACTGTTATAGGTTTAATGTCGAAGGAAAAATCCTTAAATGCTTTGTAATTTTTTCCCGAAAATTTCGTCAACATACTCAAATCCTTGTATAAAAATCCTCGATGGTATGATGTATTTTAACAGTATGGAATGCAACGATTTTGTAAAAAAATTATAGGGGTGAATTGAGAGGGGCAAGACGCAAGATGTTGCATTAAATTGCATGTGTTATGGCTGGTGACTTTTGTGCGTATACTCTAGCTGTACAAAAGAGTGATGCTAACATGCAACTGCATTAAAACCGACCCCTAAAGCGGGCAGGCGTGGCGGGGAAAGCATTGCGCGCCCGGCGTGGTGCTGATAATTATTTTCTCGCGTCTGAGCGCGTCGCTGTGAGTCCGTAACCTGTGCGGGTGAGCAGTAAGGTGTCGCGGTGTATTGTCGGCGTGTGGCGCTGCTGTGAGCGTCTGATGCGGGGCAGTAAAAAGCCGCCTTTCGGCGGCTGCGATCGTTACTCGTCCTCGGGTTCAAGCGAGTATTTTTTAAAGCGAATAACCTCTTCGCCTGCCCACTCGTTCAGCTCCATGAAGCGCGACTGTAGCGGGCTGAGCTCGTTCCGCACAAAGACCTTCGCGACCTTCTCAACGTCTCCCACTGAGCCGACATTCTCCGGTTTGCCCCCCATGAGCTGGAACGGGATGCGGTGTGCATCGAGCATATCGGCGGCGCTCACTTTCTTGATGTTAAAGAAATCATCCTTTGTGGCGACTTCGCTCAGCGGCACGATTTTAATCCCGTCGGCTTTTCCGTTAGGCGCGTAGAAAAACAGGTTCTTAAAATTCCCGAGACCTTTTGAGTCACGCATCGCCTTGCGCAGCGCTTCGACGTCGGTGCTGCTTTGCGCGGCGTCGGTCACATACATGATGTACCCGGCGTGTGCCCCGTTCTGGTAATACTTGCGGCGAAACAGGGTCGCGGATTCATTCAGCCAGGCGGAATTGAGTGCGCTCAGGTATTCCGGCAGGCCGTACAGCGCCTGATTGATGTCCGGCTCCAGCAGATGAAACACCGAGCCGGGGGCGAACTGATGGGCCTGCGCGAATGACTGAATGTACCAGTAAGCATCATCCTCGACGCCGCGCCGGGTGTATTTGGCCGGAGAGGTCTCAAATTTGACGGCCTTGCCGCTCAGGCTGCGGCGCATTTCGAGAAAGGCGTTACCGAAGACCAGAAAATCGAGCACGAAGCGGCTGAAGTCCTGCCGGGATAATTTCGGGTGCGGAATGTAGGTCGACACCAGAATATTACGCTTCACGTAAATCGGTGAGCTGTGGTGCACCGCCGCTCGCATACTTTTCGCCAGCCCCGAGAAACTCACCGGCGGCTCGTACCACTGGCCATTATCGACGCACTCGACGTAATCGAGAATATCGCGCCGGTCGAGTACCGCCGTCGGCTCACCGAAGGTGAACGCTTCCATGCTCTGAGCGGGCGCGGCGGTATGCTGGCGCGGCTTCGCGATGTACGGGTTTTTCTTGCTGCGTTTGCTCATTAATAAAACTCCATAATCGAGGATGACGGCTGCCCGCTGGCGGCGGTCAGTGGCTCGTTAATTAAGACGTGCATGGTCGCCCAGGCGAGATCGGCATGACTGGCTTCCTCGGTGCGGCTGGCCTCATAGGTGGCGCTGCGCCCGCTGCTGGTCATGGTTTTGCGGATGGACATAAACGACTGCGTGAGGTCGGTTGCGCCGACGTCATACTCGAGACAACCGCGCGTGATGGTGTCTTTGGCTTTCAGTACCATCGCGGTTTTCATTTCCGGGGTGTAGCGGATTTCACGCGCGGCCGGGTAGAACGAGCGCACGAGCTGGAAGACGCCCTGACCAAGCCCGGTCGCATCGATGCCGATGTACTCGACGTTATATTTCAGCGTCAGCTCGCGGATGGATTCGGCCTGTTGCGCAAAGTCCATGCCCTTCCACTGATGACGCTCAAGGATGCGGAATTTGCCCCCGGCGACCACCGGCGGCGCGATAACCACGCATCCGGCACTGTCGCCGCGTAATGACGGGTCATACCCGACCCATACCGGACGATGACCGAATGGCCGGTCGGCGAACGGCGCGACGTCCTCCCATTTCTCCAGGCTGTCGACCATGCAGCGCTGCAATTCCTCGAACGGGAATACCGAGGCTTTATCGTCGACGAACTCGCACATAAACAGATTGCGGAAGTCATCGACGCTGTTTTCGCGGCGCAGGGTGTCGATGTTAAACAGGGTACAGCCTTTGGCGAGCGCGTCCTCAAGGGTGACAATCTGCCGCCACTGGCCGTCCGGGCAGGCGACGCCCTTCGCCAGTGCCGCGTGCGTGATATCGATGTCGACCCGCTCGCTGGCATTGGACCGGCCGCGGTTGAATTGTTCGCCGGACCAGAACGGATAAGCCCCGTGCGCCAGCGAGGAAGGTGTCGAAAAATAGGTGGTGCGCAGGTGCTCCTGCGATGACATCCCTGATGAGACTTTTTTCAGTTGCTGGAAGTTGGGGATCCAGAAGATTTCATCGACGTACAAATCACCATTGTGGCTTTGCGCGGTGTTGGAGTTGGTGCCGAGAAAAATCAGCTTCGCGCCATTGTTGCCGATGACAATCGGGTCGCCGGTGAGCTCCACCTCGGCGAGCTTCGCAAACTGGATGATGTACTCGCGGAACACGTAAGCCTGCGTTTTACTGGCCGACAGGAAAATCTGGTTGTTGCCGGTCTTCAGCGCCCGCATCAGCGCCTCGCGGGCAAAATAAAACGTCGCGCCAATCTGGCGGGATTTGAGGATGTGGCGGATACGGTGCGCCAGCCCGGCGCGGTACCAGTCGAGCTGATAGTCGAATGACTGGTTGAGGAAAATGTCCCCGAGCTTTTCGATAGCCTCATCGCTGAAAAAGTTCTTTTTCGGCTTCTTCTTCTCGCCCTTGTTGCGGTTGGCAACGTTGGGGTTTAAATCCGCCTCGTTGCCGGTCTGGCCGTAGCGGTTAACGCGTGCCAGACGCTCCATTTGTCGCGCCAGAAAGTCGGCGACCTTGAAATCGTGTGCCGTCAGGTCGGGCTTTGCATACAGCTGGATAAGTCGTGCCTCGAGCGTGGTTTCGACGCGCGTCAGGGGCGCGGTCGCTTCCCACTGGTCGCGCTGTTTCCAGCTCTGCACCGTGGGGCGTTTGGTCTGCAACATCTCCGCGATTTGCGGCACGGAAAAGCCCTGCCAGAACAGCAGCGCCGCCTGTCGTCGCGGGTCGCTCAGGAGTGTGGTCTCAGTGGTGATGGTCATGTTTGCCTCGCCGTGGTTGATACAGGGCAAGGCTAAAGAAACAGGGGCGGTGAATCGCTAACGCCCTGTTGTGTCAGGGGTACGCCATCCGCAATCGATAGCCGCTGCGGGGGTGAGTCGGGAAACTAAGCCTGACCCGAAAACCCAACCTCAGGACACCTGACTCATGGCAAAAAAAGCCTCCAAAATCTCGAAATGGTTTCGCATCGGCGTCGAGGGTGACACCTGCGACGGCCGCGTCATCAGCGCTTCCGACATTCAGGAAATGGCCGACACCTTTGACCCGCGCGTCTACGGTTGCCGTATTAATCTCGAACATATCCGCAGTATCAACCCCGACGGCCAGTACGGCCGCTATGGTGACGTTGCCGAGGTGAAAGCCGAAGTCATCGATGATGACTCAGCGCTGAAAGGCAAGCTGGCCCTGTTTGGCAGAATCACCCCGCTCGATAACCTCATCGACATGGTGGCGAAAGGCCAGAAGGTTTACACCTCGATGGAAATTCGCCCGAACTTCGCCAACTCCGGCAAGTGCTATCTCACCGGGCTGGCCGTGACCGATGACCCGGCGAGCCTCGGCACCGAGTACCTCGAATTTTGCAGCCGCGCCACGGCGAACCCGCTGAACGGCAAGAAAGAGCAGCCGGGCGACCTGTTTTCTGTGGCGACCCTCGCCGAGCTGGAGTTTGAAGACCAGCCCGAAACCCTGCTCAACAAGCTGACCGACACCGTGAAAACCATTTTCAGCCGCAGGCAACAGAGCGATGACGCCCGTTTCGCCGATGTGCATGAGGCGGTGACGTCCATCGCCGAACGTGTGCAGACCGGTGATGAGGCGCTGGAGATCCGTTTTGCCGCACTGGAAACCGAACTCGCGACCCTGAAGCAGGACGTCGCCACGCAGGGAGATGAAGCGGCGCAGCAGTTCAGCACCATCAAAACCACCCTGGACAAAACCGAAAGCATCAAACAGCCGCGTCGCCTGCTGAGCACCGGCGGCGATGCGGCGGATGTGACGCTGACCGACTGCTGATTTACCCATTTCAAACAGGATAAAAATCAATGCGCAAAGAGACCCGTTTTAAATTCAATAAATACCTGAGCCGCCTTGCCGAGCTGAACGGTGTGGAGGTGCCGGACCTTGATAAAAAATTCAACGTCGAGCCGTCTGTGACACAGAAACTCTTCGACAAAATCCAGCAGTCGTCCTCGTTCCTGCAACTCATCAACATGGTGACCGTGGGCGAGCTGACCGAGGAAAAAGTGGGCATCGATGTCACCGGTACCATCGCCAGCACCACCGACACCGACGGCGGTACCGAACGCAAAACGGCGGATTTCTCGAAGCTGGACGCGTTCCGCTACTTCTGCAAACCGGTCAACTTCGATTACAACCTGAAGTACAACAAGCTCGACCTGTGGGCGCGATTTGAAGACTTCCAGATCCGTATTCGTAACGCCATCATCAAACGTCAGGCGCTGGACTACATCACTATCGGGTTTAACGGCACGAGCCGCGCACCTACCTCCGACCGCACGAAAAATCCGTTGCTTCAGGACGTGGCGGTCGGCTGGCTGCAAAAATACCGCAACGATGCGCCAGAGCGCGTAATGTCGCACGTCGTCGATGATGACGGCACCGTCATTTCCGACTCGATTAAAGTCGGCAAGGGCGGGCATTATGCCAACCTCGACGCGCTGGTGATGGATGCGCACGAATCCCTGATTGAAGAGATCCACCGCGAAAACCCGGAAATGGTGGTCATCTGCGGCCGTCGCATCCTGACCGACAAATATTTCCCGATGATTAACAAGTTCCAGGCCAACAGCGAACAGCTCGCCGCCGAGCTGATTGTCAGCCAGAAAACCATCGGCCAGCTTCAGGCGGTGCGTGCGCCGTTCTTCCCGGCGAACAGCGTGTTCATCACCACGCTGGATAACATTTCCATCTACCTGTACGAAGACGGCCACCGCCGCCATATCGTCGAAAACCCGAAACTCGACCAGGTGGAAAACTACGAGCAGGTAAAAGTCGATTTTGTTATCGAGGATTACGCGGCCGGTTGTCTGATTGAAAACATCGAAATCCTCGAGCAGGACGAAGAGGCGACCCCGGAAGCGGCGAGCGCGAAAGTGTTTGCGACCGAAATGGTGAAAGCCATGCAGGCGCTGACCGCCGGGGTCGTCACTCAGCATGCAGACGCCCCAAAAGCTGACGCGCATACCGACGGCGGGGAGGCGTAACCGATGGCGAGCCCCGCACGGCGTCACGCGATGCGGGTCTCGGCCGAACAGGCATCGCAGCGGGAACAGCACCCGCTGCGCCATGCCACGGCTTACGAGCAAATGCTCGTTAAGCTGGCCGCAGACCGCAGGACGCTTTCACAAATCCATTCCAGAGAACGCAAGGCAGAGAAAAAGCGCGAGCTGCTGCCGTTTTACCTGCCGTGGGTAACCGGCGTGCTCGAGACCGGCACCGGGGCGCAGGATGACATCCTGATGACCGTGCTGCTGTGGCGTCTCGATGCCGGAGATATTCCCGGTGCGATTGAGATTGCCCGCTACGCGCTGCGTTTTGGCCTGTCGATGCCCGACGGTCACGCGCGCACCGCGCCGTACATGCTGGCCGAAGAGGTGGCGCTGGCCGCACTTCGCGCCCGCGCGGCCAGTCAGCCGGTGGACGTGCAGCCGCTCCTGACCGTTATCGACATGACCCGCACCGCCGATATGCCTGACGAGGTTCGCGCCCGCCTGCATAAGGTCGCGGGTCTTATCCTGCGCGATACCGGGCTGCTGACTGAGGCGATGGCGCACCTGCAACGCGCCATTCAGCTGGATGACAGTTGCGGGGTGAAAAAAGACATCGAACGTCTCGTCCGGGAGCTGAAGCCGAAGCCTGTCGCCCCGGTGAAGAAAACCCCGCCGAAGCACGCGAAAAAGGCCACCAAAAAAACAACCGATTCACCGGCGAAACGGGGGCGTGGTCGCCCGAGGAAAGTCGCCGGTTAACAGAATGCGCCCCGCGCCGGGCGGCACGCTGGCTGAGGCAGGTGTTTCACCTGAGCGGAGGCCAGCGTCCACCGCCCACCTATTTCAGAGGTAGTCATGACGACGCTTGTAGTCAGTAACCCGGCACGACCGCGCGAGCCGCTGGTCATTCCGCCGGTGCCGGACGATGAACCGGTGATAAAAAACACCGGCTTTTTCCCGGACGTTGACCCGAAGCGCGTGCGGGAAGAGATGCGTCTCGAGCAGACGGTTTCCCCTGTGCGTCTGCGCCGGGCGATTAAGGCCGGGATGGCGGAAACCAACGCCGAGCTGCGCGACTGGCGCGACCTTCAGCTCGGGGCCGGTCATGCCACGCTCGCGGAGGTGCCGACCGATGAGCTCGACGGTGAAAGCGTGCGTGTTTTCCACTATTTCAACGCCGTGTGTGCCATGACCACCGCCACGCTCTATGAGCGTTATCGCGGGGTGGATGCGAGCGCTAAAGGCGACAAAAAGGCCGACAGCATCGACAGCACCATCGATGAGCTGTGGCGGGATATGCGCTGGTCAGTGGCCCGTATCCAGGACAAAGCCCGTTGCATCGTGGGGCAAATCTGATGAACGTCATCGCGCAGCAGGGCGACACCCTCGACGCCCTGTGTCATCGCCACTATAGCCGTACTGAGGGCATTGTCGAAGCGGTACTCGCATCTAATCCGGGTCTGGCTGAGCGGGGGGCCATTCTGCCGCACGGTACGTCTGTCAGCCTGCCGATCGTCGACACCGCCGCCGTCACGGAGACTCTTAACCTGTGGGATTAACGATGGAAAAAATCACAACGTTTCTGACGTACTGGTTCTCCGTGGCGCTGGCCTATTTCGGCACGCAGACCCCGGAAAAACTCGCGCTGTATGTCGGCGGCGGGTGCGCCATTTTCACCGCGCTGGTGAATTTCTGGTACCGCCGCCAGACCTACCGCTATCTCGTTGCGGCCGGAATCGATAAGGGGGTGATCCGTGGCCTCAGTCGTTAAACGTTGCAGCGTGGCCGTCGTGCTGGCGCTGGCGGCACTGGTGCCTGATTTTCGTCTGCTGAATACCTCGCCGGAGGGTCTCGCCCTGATTGCAGACCTTGAGGGATGCCGTCTGCGCCCCTACCAGTGCAGCGCGGGCGTGTGGACATCAGGCATCGGCCACACTGCCGGGGTGGTGCCCAAACGCAATATCACCGAACACGACGCGGCGGCGAATCTGGTCGCTGACGTGCTCAAGACTGAGCGACGGCTGGCGGTATGCGTGCCGGGGAAGATGCCGCAGCCGGTCTATGACTCGCTCGTCAGTTTCGCCTTTAACGTCGGCACGGGTGCGGCCTGTCGCTCGACGCTGGTTTCGTTTATCAAACGTCAGCAGTGGTCGCAGGCGTGCGATCAACTCACCCGCTGGGTGTACGTGAACGGCGTCAGGAATACCGGACTTGAAAACCGTCGCGCCCGGGAATGGTCGCGCTGTATGCAGGGGGCAAAATGAAAACACTGATGATTTTACTGGCTGTGGCCGGGCTGGCGCTGGTCTGGCTGAAGCACGAAAACAGCAAGCTCAGCCGCGCGTTTACCCGCGCGAACGACGTCGCCAGTGACCAGAAACGCACTATCACCATGCTGAAAGACCAGCTACTCACCGCGCAGCGCCTGAGTGCGGACAATGACCGGGCGCAGGTGCAACTGCGTCAGAAACTCGCCGCCGCCGGAACGCGGGCAGCGCGTCGCGAACGAACCATGACGAGGTTACTCAATGAAAACGAGGATTTACGCCGCTGGTACAGCGCTGAGCTGCCTGCTGCTGTGCGCAGCCTGCACCGACGCGCCCCGTGTATCTCAGCCGGTCGTTGTGCTGAACGCCTGCCCGAGGGTCAGCCTGTGTCCGATGCCGGGCAGTGACCCGTTAACCAATGGTGACCTGAGCGCCGACATTCGCCAGCTCGAGACCGCGCTCGAAAGCTGTGCGCTTCAGGTCGAAACGATTAAAGCCTGTCAGGATAAAACTGATGTTCAAACCGAAGAGTCTGCGCAACGCCTTAACTGATGCCGTGCCGGTGCTGAAAGCGAATCCCGACATGATGCGCATTTTTATCGATAACGGGAAACTGGCCTCCACGCTTGCGACATCGCTGTCGTTTGAAAATCAGTACACCCTCAACGTGGTGGTGACCGATTTTCCGGGCGATATTGATTTGATCCTCGTGCCGATTCAGGCGTGGCTCAGGGTCCAGCAGGCAGACATCATGACCACGGATGAGGGGCGTAAACGGGGCTTCATCTACGAGGCAGACATTAACAACGACGACAGCATCGACCTCAGCATCAGCCTGTTACTGACCGAGCGCACCATCGTCAAAGAAGTCGGGGCAGAGCTGCACATCGAGCACGCACCAGAGCCGCAGCCGCCAGAGCCGGTGACCCGACCCATGAAGCTGTATGTTCATGGCGAGCTCGTGAGCGAATGGAATGAATGAGTTTAAGCCCTTTGATGACCGGCTGGCCGGGCTGATTGCGGCGCTGTCACCGGCGAGCCGTCGCCGGATGGCCGCAGATATCGCGAAGACGCTACGCACCCGACAGCAGCGTCGTATCAAAACGCAGAAAGCCCCGGACGGCACCCCATACGCCGCCAGAAAGCGCCAGCCGCTCAGGGCCAAAAAGGGCCGGGTAAAGCGCGAGATGTTCGCGAAGCTGCGCACTAACCGTTTTATGAAGGCGACCGGGCGTGATGATGCGGCCGTGGTGGAATTTACCGGGAAGGTGCAGCGCATGGCGAAGGTGCATCAATACGGATTGAAGGATAAGCCGGGAAGATACAGCAACATGCCGATACAGTATCCAGCACGGCCGTTGCTGGGATTAGCTGAGCAAGATAAAAAGTCTATTGAGGAAATTATTTTAAGTTGTCTACTTTAAATTCCCTAAAGGCATTTTTATATTTTTTGACTATTTCATATGTTCTTTCATTTTTTTTAAATTCATAGAAAGCATTGTTAATATCTCGATATGCTAGGTAGGAATATGCAATTAAGCACGCAAAAATAACAAAAAATAATGAAATGAATATTCCTATTGTGCGGTTGCTATTATTTTTTTCTATGGCAAGTGAAAGCTCTTTTTTTAAGTAGGGATCATCGGTAGTTAGATAGTGGCATGCAGATTTGATGATTGATGCACTATCCTTACCAATGGCCTTGCAATCAGTTCTGTTCAGAATTTTACCATTCTTAATGTCTCGAACATATAATTCAGAGATAAATACGCGACCGCTGCTGTTGATTAATAATGCAGAGTCATATCGTAATTTATTGAGATCTTTTGCAATGTAAAAGGCGCTAAAGATGCAGTACACGAAAATAAAACCCATTAGGAATAACTCAAATTTTCCATGTTTTGTTTTTCCTATGGGAGGGCAAAAAAGCATTAGCCATACTTTTTGAGGGCGTAGCTTGTTACGAGAAATAGCAAGTGCTGCAAACTCTGCATCTTCAACCGTACTCACGTTGATACCATGATACAGTCTTAGTAGTTGAAGATCTGAGAGTTTAGCATCCATTTTTTTTAATTTTTCATTCTCAAAACCTATCTGCAATGGTTTTGAAATAATCCTAAATACGAATCCAACCCCTCCTGACATAATCAATTGAAGTGCAATCAACAGCCACAGGACTTTATAAAGATGTTCAATGCCGTCACCCCAAAAACTAAACATTTATTTCTCCTTGCTGTAAAGCAGCAATTCTCTATAAGTCTGTTGTGTAGCACAACATAAAACGGCTGTAAATTGCGACTTGCTACAGCTGTCGGCATCCTCTCTTTCATGAAAACACAAACCACTCTTCAGGATATTTTACGACTCTTGCGTAATCTGATCCGCACCGGCGTCGTCATCGAAACCGATCTCGATGCCGGTCGCTGCCGCGTGCAGACCGGCGGCATCGTTACCGACTGGCTCCAGTGGCTGACGCATCGCGCCGGACGTTCCCGCACGTGGTGGGCTCCTTCGGTAGGGGAGCAAGTTTTAATTCTGGCCGTGGGCGGTGAACTCGATACGGCGTTTGTCCTGCCTGCCATTTTCTCTGATGACTATCCTGCCCCCTCGACCTCTGCCGATGCGTTTCACATTGTCTTTCCTGACGGCGCGGTCATCGAGTACGAACCCGAGACCGGGGCGCTTTCAGTGACGGGCATCACCACCGCTGAAATTGTCGCGTCCAAATCCATTACCGCCACCGTGCCAGTCGTGCTGATTAAGGCCGATACCCGCGTTACGCTCGATACCCCCGAGGTGGTGTGTACCAACAAGCTCATCACCGGCACGCTCGAAGTGCAGAAGGGCGGGAAGATGAGCGGTGACATCGAGCACGCAGGCGGGAAATTTATCTCCAACGGCGTGCAGGTGGATGACCATGACCACGGCGGCGTCGAACGCGGGAACAGCCGGACGGAGGGTACGAAATGACGACCCGCTATCTCGGTATGAACCGGGAGACCGGCCGGGCCATTATCGACGCCGACCATATCCGCCAGAGCGTGAGCGATATCCTGCACACGCCGGTCGGGTCGCGGGTGATGCGCCGTGATTACGGCTCGCTGCTGTCCTCCCTGATTGATATGCCGCAAAACGATGCACTGAACCTTCAGATGATGTGTGCCTGTTATATGGCGCTGCTGAAGTGGGAGCCCCGCGTCACCATCACGTCGCTGATGATTGAGCGCCAGTTTAACGGGCAGATGGTGGTTGACCTGACCGGTGAAATTAAAGACTCAGCCGCCCCTTTATCCCTGACCATTCCAGTAAGTTGAACCTATGGCCATTATCGACCTGAGCCAGCTCCCCGCGCCCGACGTGGTGGAAACGCTGGATTATGAATCCATCCTCGCCGAACGTAAGGCGACCCTGATTTCGCTCTACCCGGAAGACCAGCAGGAGGCCATCGCCCGGACGCTCGCGCTGGAATCCGATCCGCTGGTGAAATATCTGGAGGAAAATTCCTACCGCGAAGTGTTATGGCGTCAGCGCGTGAACGAAGCCGCCCTGGCTGTCTCGCTGGCGTACGCCGAAAACAAAGACCTCGATGTGATGGCCGCGAACACCAATACCGCCCGCCTGATTATCACCCCGGCCGACGACAGCACCATCCCGCCGACACCGGCGGTCATGGAGTCCGACACGGATTTTCGTCTGCGGGCGCAACAGGCTTTTGAGGGCTTAAGCGTCGCGGGGCCGGTGGGGGCGTATGAGTTTCACGGCCGCAGCGCCGACGGTCGGGTCGCTGACATTTCTGTTATCAGCCCTGAGCCTGCGTGCGTGACCATTTCCGTGCTTTCCCGCGAAGATAACGGCGCGGCATCGGATGCGCTGCTGGCGGTGGTACGTCACGCGCTTAACGGCGAAGACGTCAGGCCGGTTGCCGACCGGGTGACCGTCCAGTCGGCGGAGATTATTCACTACACGATAGACGCGACGCTCTTCATTTTTCCCGGCCCGGAAAGCGAACCCATTCGCGCTGCAGCCGAAGCAAAACTGAAAGCCTACATCAGCGCTCAGCACCGGCTCGGGCGTGACATTCGTCAGTCTGCTATTTACGCCGCCCTGCATGTGGAAGGGGTGCAGCGGGTCGAGCTGGCGGCCCCGGCCGCTGACATCGTGCTCGATAAAACGCAGGCGTCTTTCTGCTCAGATTATCAAATCAGGCTCGGGGGCTCGGATGAGTGAGGCGCGTCTCCTGCCGGTTGGGTCATCGCCGCTGGAGGTGGCCGCCGCCCGCGCCTGTGCGGAAATAGAAAACACCCCGATCCCGTTACGCCGCTTATGGAATCCGACCGACTGCCCGGTGAACCTGCTGCCGTGGCTCGCCTGGGCGTATTCCGTCGACCGCTGGGACAGTGACTGGCCGGAAGAGACCAAACGCGACGTTATTCGGGCAGCTTTTTACATTCACCGGCGCAAAGGCACCATCGGTGCAGTGCGCCGCGTGGTCGAGCCATTGGGGTATGTGATTAACGTGACGGAGTGGTGGGAAACCAGTGACCCGCCCGGCACCTTTCGCCTCGATATTGGCGTGCTGGAAACCGGCATCACCGAGGAAATGTATCTCGAGATGGAGCGGCTCATCGCCGATGCCAAACCAGCCAGTCGCCATCTTATCGGGCTCAACATCATTCAGGACGTGGCCGGTTATCTCTTCGCCGGGGGCGTCAGTTATGACGGCGACATCATTACCGTGTATCCGGGTTAAGTGAGAGCAGAATGACAGTGAAATATAAAACAGTGGTCACCACGGCCGGGGCGGCAAAATTTGCGGCCGCACTGACGCCGGGTGGCAAAAAGGTCAATATCGTGGCGATGGCTGTCGGCGACGGGGGCGGTACGCTGCCCGAGCCGAACACCGGCCAGACAAAACTCATCAATGAGGTCTGGCGTCATGCGCTGAACAAAATCAGCCAGGACAACAAGAAGAAAAATTACGTGGTGGCCGAGCTGGTCATCCCGCCGGAAACGGGCGGCTTCTGGCTGCGTGAAATGGGGTTGTACGATGACACCGGCACGCTGGTCGCCGTCGGTAATATGGCCGAGAGCTACAAGCCAAAACTTGAAGAAGGTTCCGGTCGGGCGCAGACCCTGCGCATGGTTATCATCCTGTCCGACCTTGAATCTGTCGAGCTCGCCATCGATTCATCAATGGTGATGGCAACGCAGGACTACGTTGACGACAAAATCGCGGAGCACGAACAATCGCGCCGCCACCCTGACGCCACGCTGAAAGAGAAAGGTTTTACCCTGCTCAGCAATGCCACCGATAGCGCGTCTGAGGCGCTCGCTGCCACGCCGAAAGCGGTAAAGGCGGCATATGACCTCGCCAAAAGCAAATACACGGCTCAGGACGCGACCACTGCGCAAAAAGGGATTGTGCAGCTCAGCAGCGCAACCGACAGCACGTCTGAAGCGCTCGCAGCGACGCCGAAAGCGGTGAAGGCCACATATGACCTCGCCAAAGGGAAATATACGGCTCAGGACGCGACCACGGCGCAAAAGGGTATTGTGCAACTCAGCAGCGCCACCGACAGTACGTCTGAAGCGCTGGCCGCCACGCCGAAAGCAGTGAAAGCCGCGAACGACAACGCTAACGGGCGCGTACCGGGCACCCGTAAGGTGAACGGCCGGGCGCTGACGGGAGATATCAGTATCACCGTGCAGGATATCTTTAACGGTCAGGCGGTGAGCATTGGCAATGCAATTGACCTGAACGCATTCACCACACCGGGGCTGTATTACCAGGCCGCTAACGCGCAGGCGGTGAGCGGGAAGAACTACCCGGAACCGAATGCCGGGTCGCTTGAAGTGTATAAACACGCTGGTGTCACGCAGATTTACCGGGTGTATAACCATTCACGCTCTTACATCCGCACGATGTACAGCGGAGCCTGGTCAGCCTGGACTAAACAGTATGACGCGGCAAACAAACCGACCCCGGCTGACATTGGCGCAGTGTCAAAAGGAGGGGATACCGTTACCGGCACGCTGAAAGTGGCCGCAGAAGTACAAACCACATCCTCGAACAGTTTCCGCATGGTGTACGGTAATTATGGCTCGTTCTGGCGGCAGGATGGCTCTAACCTCTATCTCATGCTGACCAATTCTGGTGACTGGTACGGCGGCTATAACAGCCTCCGGCCATTCTCGGTCAATCTGACAAACGGTGATGTGACCATTAATAAATTAGGTCTGGTCAATTTTGCCAACTTTGATGCGCGCTATTACACCAAGGCACAATCAGATGCGGGTTACATGCCAAAGACGGGCGCATATACCAAAGCCGAAAGCGACGGGCGATTCCAGCCTAAAGGCTCATATGGCGCACCTAACTCCGCATCTAAAGCGGCGAACGGTTGGTGGCAGTGCGGCAGTACCGGCATCATTGAGCAGTGGCTTCAGGGGGCGACCATGACCAGTGAAAAGACGCAGGCAATCACCTTCCCGAAAGCTTTCCCGTCGGCGTGTCTGTCGATTTCAGTCAGCACGTTAAACGTGAATAACAACACCGGTACCGAGGGGATGTTCCAGCTTGTGTCTAAAACGAAGACCGGCTGCGTGGTGATGGCAAACAGGGCGTACGGTAGCGTCGGGCAGGTCGCGGTACTCATTCATGCGGTGGGGTACTGATATGAATATGATTTACTACAGCGCTGAAATGTCGGGCTTTTATCTTGAAGCTGACCGGTCGCTTTATGAAGCGGCGGGAAGCTGGCCTGCTGATGCGCAGGCAATCTCTGACCGCTGGTATCAGTATTTAATCGAAGGGCAAACCAAAGGCCATTCTATTGTGCCTGATGAGTATGGTCAGCCGGTGCTGAAAGCGATCGAGACAGATTACCCGGCCATTGCCGAAGCACAAAAACAAACCCTCATCAGTGACGCGATGCAGTCAGTCGGGGTTATTCAGCTCAAGTTACAGGCCGGTCGGGCGTTAAGTGAGGCCGAATCGGCAAAACTGACCGCAGTACTGGATCACATCGATGACATTGAAAAAATCAGTACGGTGTCAGTGACCGGCCCGGTCGACTGGCCGCTGATGCCCGAATAAATCGTAGCCCTCCACCCGGAGGGCTTTTTGTTTGTTGTGTTAGATCCCCGCCAACGCCATTCCGTCGCACCTGTTGCACACACAACAGAAAATGGTTGCACCCCAACCCAACGGAGTTAAACGGATGAGTGATTTTCATCACGGCGTGCAGGTCGTCGAAGTCAACGACGGCACGCGCATCATTTCCACGGTTTCCACCGCCATTGTCGGGATGGTCTGCACGGCCAGCGATGCTGACGTCGAGACCTTCCCGCTCAATGAGCCGGTGTTAATTACCAACCCGCAAAGCGTCATCGGGAAAGCCGGTACCAAAGGCACGCTCGCAAGTTCACTGCAGGCCATCGCTGACCAGTCAAAGCCGGTGACCATTGTCGTGCGTGTGGAAGAAGGCACTGGCGACGATGAGGAAGCGGCGCAGGCGCAGACGATTTCTAACATCATCGGCACCACCGATGAGAACGGGAAATACACCGGCCTGAAAGCACTGTTTACCGCGCAGGCGGTGACCGGCGTCAAGCCGCGTATTCTCGGCGTGCCGGGTCTCGATTCACTGGAGGTCGCGACCGCACTTGTGCCGGTGGCGCAAAAATTGCGGGCTTTCGGCTATGTCAGCGCCTGGGGCTGTAAAACTATTTCTGATGCCATCAAATACCGCGACAACTTCAGCGCCCGCGAGCTGATGGTTATCTGGCCGGATTTCCTGTCGTGGGATACCACGGCTAACGCGACGGAAACGGCATATGCCACCGCACGAGCGCTCGGCCTGCGTGCCAAAATCGACAATGACACCGGCCGGCACAAAACCCTGTCAAACGTCGGCGTGAATGGCGTCACCGGTATCAGTGCGTCTGTGTTCTGGGATTTACAGGAGCCCGGCACCGATGCCGATCTGCTGAACGAGGCAGGCATCACCACGCTGATCCGCAAAGACGGTTTCCGCTTCTGGGGTAACCGCACCTGCTCAGATGACCCGCTTTTCCTGTTTGAAAACTACACCCGCACCGCGCAGGTTATCGCCGATACCATGGCCGAAGCGCATATGTGGGCGGTCGATAAACCGGTGACCGCCACACTCATTCGCGACATCGTTGACGGCATCAATGCGAAATTCCGCGAGCTGAAAACCGGGGGCTATATCGTTGATGCGACCTGCTGGTTTGACGACAGCGCCAACGATAAGGAGTCGCTGAAGGCCGGGAAGCTGTATCTGGATTACGACTATACGCCGGTACCGCCGCTCGAAAACCTGACCCTGCGCCAGCGCATTACCGACAAATACCTGGCGAATCTCATCTCGTCAGTGAACAGCAAATAAGGAGCCAGAGACATGGCATTACCCCGCAAGTTAAAGCTCATGAATCTGTTTGTTGATGGCACGAACTTTCTCGGTGTCGTCCAGTCGGTGACGCTGCCAAAGCTGACCCGCAAACTCGAGAAATATCGCGGCGGCGGGATGAACGGTGCGGCCCCGGTCGACCTCGGTCTCGATGATGATGCGCTGGCGGCGGAGTTTTCCCTCGGCGGATTTCCGGATGACGTTATCTGGTCGCTCTACGCTGCTGCAACAGCCTCGGCTGTGCCGCTACGTTTTGCGGGCTCCTACCAGCGCGACGACACCGGCGAGACGGTACCGGTCGAAGTGGTGCTGCGTGGCCGTCAGAAAGAAATCGACACCGGCGATGCTAAACAGGGCGAGGACACCGAGTCGAAAATCTCGATGGACTGCACCTATTACAGGCTCACCCTCAACGGAAAAGAGCTGGTCGAAATCGACACCCTGAACCTGATTGAGAAGGTCAACGGCGTCGACAAGCTCGAAGAGCATCGCCGAAACATCGGCATGTAATGTTCACCCGGTCAGCGCCGCTGGCTGGGTTTCCCTGAATACTGAATGAGAAAGACAAACCATGAAAAAAGCTGAAAACCAACACGTCGTCACCCTGGTAAAAACCATCAAACGCGGCGAGACCGAAATTAAAGAGGTGACTCTCCTGAAACCGACCGCCGGAACCCTGCGCGGTGTCGGGCTGGCGGCGGTGGCTAACTCGGACGTCGATGCGCTGATTAAGGTGCTGCCGCGCATGACTCTGCCGTCGCTGACCGAGCAGGAGGTTGCCGCGCTGGAGCTGCCAGACCTGTTGAGTTTCGCCGGTGAGGTGGTCGGTTTTTTGTCACCGAATTCGGCGGCGTAACTTTCCCGAAAAATTTCTCGGTTGATGACCTGATGGCCGACGTCGCAGTGATTTTTCACTGGGGGCCATCAGAGCTGTATCCCCTGAGTATTCCCGAGCTCATCACATGGCGCGACAAGGCGCTACAGCGAAGCGGAAACACGAATGAGTAATAACCTCAAACTCGAAGTGCTGCTGAAAGCTGTCGACCAGGCAACCCGACCTTTTAAATCCATCCAGACAGCGAGCAAATCGCTGTCGGGTGATATTCGCTCGACGCAGCAGTCGTTACGCGACCTGAACGGTCAGGCATCGAAAATCGACGGTTTTCGTAAGAGCAGCGCCCAACTGGCCGTCACCGGGCAGTCACTCGCCAAAGCGAAGCAGGAAGCGACCGCGTTGTCGGTGGCCTTTAGAAACACTGAAAATCCGACGAAAGCGCAGGCTCGCGCAATGGAGCTTGCCCAAAAGAATGCGGCTGACTTACAGCTCAAATATAACGGGCTGCGTCTGTCTGTACAGCGTCAGCGGCAGGCGCTCGGGCAGGCGGGGATTAATACCCGGACACTGGCGAGCGATGAGCTGCGTCTGAAAAATTCCATCAGCCAAACGACGGCGCAGTTAAACCGCCAGCGTGAAGCACTGGCGCGGGTCAGTGCGCAGCAGGCGAAATTATCCGCTGTGAAAGCCCGGTATGAGTCCGGGCAGGCGCTCGCTGCTGGGGCGCGAAATGCAGGTATGGCCGGGGTTGGTGTGGCAACGGCGGGCACGCTGGCCGGGGTGACTCTTTTGCGTCCGGGTTATGACTTCGCGCAGAAAAACTCTGAGCTTCAGGCGGTGCTTGGGGTAGACAAACAATCCCCTGAAATGCAGGCGTTACGTCAGCAGGCCCGACAGCTCGGGGATAATACGGCCGCGTCTGCGGATGATGCTGCCGGGGCGCAGATTATCATTGCGAAGGGCGGCGGTGATGCTGCGGCCATTCAGGCGGTGACACCGGTCACGCTGGATATGGCGCTCGCCAACCGTCGCACAATGGAAGAGAACGCCGCGCTGTTGATGGGGATGCGCTCGGCCTTCCAGCTTTCAAACGACAAAGTGGCGCACATTGGCGACGTGCTGTCGACGGTGATGAACAAAACCGCCGCAGACTTTGACGGGCTGAGTGATGCGCTGACCTATGCCGCACCGGTGGCGAAAAATGCCGGTGTCAGCATCGAGGAAACCGCCGCAATGGTGGGGGCGCTGCACGATGCCAAAATCACCGGCTCGATGGCCGGGACCGGAAGCCGGGCAGTGCTCAGTCGTTTACAGGCGCCAACCGGCAAAGCCTTTGACGCTATCAAAGAGCTCGGCGTCAAAACGGCCGACAGCAAGGGCAACACCCGGCCGATTTTCAGCATTCTGAAAGAAATGCAGGCCAGCTTCGAGAAAAATAACCTCGGCTCGGGCCAGCGTGCCGAGTATATGAAAACCATTTTCGGGGAAGAGGCGAGCTCAGCGGCGGCGGTGCTGATGTCAGCCGCCTCGACCGGCAAGCTCGACCAGCTTACTGCCACGCTCAAAGCCTCGGACGGGAAAACGGCCGCACTGGTTAAAGTCATGCAGGACAATCTCGGCGGCGATTTTAAAGAGTTTCAGTCAGCCTATGAGGCGGTCGGGACCGACCTTTTTGACCAGCAGGAGTCATCGCTGCGCAAACTGGTGCAGACGGCGACTGGCTATGTGCTGAAGCTCGATGGCTGGATCCAGAAAAATAAATCACTGGCGACCACGCTCGGACTCATCACGGCGGCGGGGCTGGGGCTGGTTGCGGTGCTGGGGGTAATTGGTCTGGTTGCGTGGCCGGTTATCGCAGGTATCAATGCCATCGTTGCGGCGGCGGGCATGTTAAGCCTTGCCCTTTCGACAATCGGCACGGCCGCGGCTGCTGTAATAGGGGCTATCTCGTGGCCCCTTTGGGCGGTTGTCGCCGTGGTCACTGCGGTTGTGGCGACCGTCGTCGGCGGGGCGCTGCTCATCCGTAAATACTGGGAGCCCATTAGCGCCGTTTTCTCGGGTGTGGTGCAGGGGCTTATTGCCGCATTTTCGCCGGTGGGAGAGATGTTCGCCCCGCTGGCTCCCGTTTTTGACGGGCTCGGCCAGAAACTCGGCGCAGTCTGGAAATGGTTTAAAGACCTTATCGCGCCGGTAAAAGCCACGCAGGAAACCTTAGACGGCTGCAAAAATGCCGGGGTGGCGTTTGGCCGGGCGCTGGGGGATGCGCTGATGCTGCCGCTGAATATCTTCAACAAGCTGCGCGGCGGCCTTGATGTGATCCTCGAAAAGCTCGGCATCGTTAAAAAGGAATCGGACACCATCGATGCCGCGACGGCAAAGGCGCAGCCGGTCGGGCAGGGTGGTGGATACATTCCGGCGACCAGCTCATACGGGGGCTATCAGGCATATCAGCCGGTCACCGCGCCCGCCGGTCGCACGTACATCGACCAGAGCAGCCCAACCTATCAAATCCAGTTACAGGGCGGCGGTGCGCCGGGCGGCCAGCTCGGTAACCAGTTGCAGGATGCGCTTGAAAAATACGAGCGCAACAAGCGAGCCAAAGCCCGCGCCAGCATGATGCATGATTAAGGAGTCTGATGATGATGCTCACTCTTGGAATGTTTGTGTTTATGCGCCAGTCGCTGCCTTATCAGAGTTTGCAGCGCAGCGCGGATTACCAGTGGCCGTCAAACAGCCGGGTCGGGAAGCGTGATGCGTTTCAGTTCCTCGGCCCCGGCGAAGACAAAATTACGCTCACCGGCGATTTGTACCCTGAAATGACCGGCGGGCGGCTCTCGATGCTGGCGCTCTATACGATGGCGGATGAGGGCCGGGCGTGGCCCCTTATTTCCGGCACCGGCACCATTTACGGGATGTTTGTCATTACCAACGTGAGCGAAACAGGTACCGTCTTTTTCGCTGATGGCTCACCGAGAAAAATCAGCTTCACGCTGTCACTGACGCGCGTCGATGATTCCCTTGCGGCGCTTTATGGCGATATTGGTAAACAGGCCGAATCTCTCGTCGGGAAGGTGGGCGATGTGCTTTCAGTAGTGGGAGGTTAGTCATGCCGGATATCGTCACCGGCTCAGGCGCAACCCTGACGCCTCAATTTATGCTGACGCTCAACAGCAAGGACATCACCGGCAACATCAGTGACAGGCTGATTAACCTGACCATGACCGACAATCGCGGGTTTGAGGCTGACCAGCTCGACATCGAGCTCGACGACAGTGACGGGCTGGTCGAGCTGCCGGTGCGCGGGGCGGTGCTGTCGCTTTATCTCGGTTGGAAAGGTTTTGCCCTGGTGGGGAAAGGTGATTTTACCGTCGATGAGGTGGAGCACCACGGCGCACCGGACACGGTGACGCTGCGGGCGCGGAGTGCAGATTTTCGCGGAAAGCTCAATTCACGCCGGGAAGAGTCCTGGCATGACACCACGCTTGGCGCTGTGGTGGGGGCAATTGCATCCCGCAATAAATTAACGGCCAGCGTGGCGCAATCGCTCGCGAACATCCACATCCCGCATATTGACCAGTCGCAGGAATCCGACGCGGTATTCCTGACCCGCCTCGCCGAGCGGAACGGTGGGGCGGTGTCGGTCAAGGCGGGCAAATTGCTGATGCTCAAAGCCGGGAGCGGCGTGACGGCCAGCGGTAAGGCCATCCCACAAATCACTATTCAGCGCAGTGATGGTGACCGGCATCAGTTCGCGATTGCTGACCGGGGAGCGTATACCGGCGTGACGGCCAAATGGCTGCATACCAAAGACCCGAAGCCTCAGAAGCAGGCGCAACAGGTAAAGCTGAAGCGCAAGCCGAAAGAGCAGCACCTGCGGGCGCTCCAGCATCCAAAAGCGAAACCGGTCAGCAGCACCGCAAAGGCCAAAAAGCAGAAAGAGCAGGAAGCCCGCGAGGGCGAGTATATGGCCGGTGAATCGGATAATGTTTTCGCCATGACCACGATTTACGCGTCAAAGGCGCAGGCCATGAGGGCGGCGCAGGCGAAGTGGGATAAATTGCAGCGCGGCGTCGCTGAGTTCTCAATCACCCTCGCGACGGGCCGGGAAGATATTTACCCGGAAATGCCGGTGAAGGTATCAGGCTTTAAGCGCGTCATAGACGAGCAGGCATGGTTAATCAGTAAGGTGACCCATAACCTCAACAATAACGGCTTCACGACGGGCGTAGAGCTTGAGGTAAGGCTTTCTGATGTGGAGTACGAAGCAGTGGCTGATGAGTGATACGTTCTATTTATCTATTTGTTTTATATGTATTTAATAGATAAAATGGCGGCATTAAATCATTAAGGTGAGGTGATAGAAATGTTCCATTGTCCGTTATGCCATACAGCCGCCCATGCCCGCACCAGCCGTTACTTTACTGACACGACAAAAGAGCGTTATCACCAGTGCACAAATATCAATTGCAGCTGCACCTTCGTCACGACGGAAACGGTCGAGCGCTACATCGTAAAGCCGGGTGAAGTGACACCGGCCCTACCTCACCCCACGTCGACAGGACAGCAACAAATCGCCTGGATGTAAAAACGAGGCCTCGCAAATGCGAGGCCTCTTTGATCCGATGGTATGTATTAGGTTTTCTTAGGGCGCAGATCTGCCAACGCTGAACAACAAAAGCCCCGCACAGGGCAGGGCTTGGGAGATGATGGTCAATATGTGGACGTGACCTGAAATAAATCCTTTTATTTCATTTGGTTATCTAGAAAAACAAGTTACCAATTACTGACATTGCGGTGTTTTCTCCAGATACGGCCCATCCGGGGCCAGTGTATGCACAGCTCAAAACCGGCTGTGTTAAGTCTGTTTTGACAGATACCCATAGTATAGATGGCTGGCAAAGCAGGCTGGGGCAGGAGAGATGTTATTAAAAAGGCCCCACTTGCGTGGAGCCTTTATTGTACGCTTTTTACATCACGTTTTCAGTCAAAAACCCA